TGAACATAAGCATGTTGATCTGTAGATCCTTTATTACCAAAAACGGATATACCTTGATTAACTACTTCACCATTCCTATTAAATTTCTTACCTAATGATTCCATTACTAGTTGCTGAAGATATTTACTAAATACCTGTAACCTATCTCTATATGGTAATACAACCATATCTCTCTTCCCAACTCCATCCCCAGTTAAATACCAAGCAGATGATAATAATGCTGCGGGATTATTTTTAAAATCACTTATACGCGTGGCCTCATCCATTAATGATGCACCTTTGATGAATTCAAATATATTTTCATTAATAAGAGCTAATGGAAGTAATCCCACAGAGCTTGTAATACTTGTTCTTCCTCCAACCCAATCTTGCAAATTAAATATTTTTAACCAATTTTCAGAAGTGGCTTTTTTAAATAACTTACTACCTTTCATAGTTATAGCTATAGCATTAGAATTCCACTCAAGAGAATTGTTTTCGCAGTGACTTTTAATAATTTCCATAGCAATTCTAGGTTCAGGCGTACCACCTGATTTGCTTACTACTACAAATAATGTTGTTGATAATTTTTCAGATAACTCTTCTAACTTTTCGCTAATTAAAAAAGGATCAACATTATCTATATAAGAAAAATTTAAGCCTCTAGAGCACTTCTGCAGTGACTCTGTAATAAGTAATGGTCCTAAACCACTTCCACCTATTCCTATCCATAGAACATCAGTATAGTTCTGTTGATTCTTATTCTTAATATCTCCATTTAAAATTTGTTTCCCAAATTCAGAGATTGAATCAATATCTGCGCTAATTTCCTCACCTATTTTTGAAGATGGTGAAATTGATGAATTTCTAAGCCAATAATGTCCAACTTGTCTATTTTCATCAATATTTGAAATTGCACCATTTTCTAATTCTTTTATTGATGAAAAAACATCTATAAATTTATCTTCTAAATTTTTTATCTCTTTACTTGTGAAATTAATTTTGCTTATGTCTAACCAAATATTCAATTTTTTATCAAACCAAAGATAATTACAAAATTTATCCCAAGAGTTTAAATCTCCATTCATTTTATATATTTGTTTCTTTTATTTATTATTTAATTATATCTATATGAATAGTACATAGATTTGAATCATTTAAATTTGTTTAAATTTTATCTTAAAATAAATATGTTATTGAATATAAACAAATAAAATATAGGGTTTTTTTTATTTCATATGAATTTATCATTGGATAAAATAAAAAATTTGGATAAATCAATTAAATACATAATTTCGCCTGAGATATCTGAATTTAGAAGATTTTCACCAAAATTAAAAATAGGTGTAATGGCTTCTGGGAAAGGATCAAACTTTCAGGAGTTAATTAATCTCTCAGAAAAAGGAGAATTAGATATAGATATAAAAGTTCTTATAACTAACAAAGATGATGCAGGATGTATAAAAAGAGCTGAAAGTGTAAAAATACCTCACAAAATAATAAGGGGTAAAGACTTTTCGCAAAAAGAGCTATTTGAATTAGAAATTATAAATACTTTAATTAATTACGATGTTGAACTAATTGTATTTCCACCTAATCTTAGATTACCTGTCTCAACAAATGCAGGGAATATTTTTGTTGTTCCAGTAGCATCACTTAATGTAATATTTGCAGCTTCTTGTGATGTGCTAGTAGATTGAAATTGTACATTACCTGTTGCTTGATCAACTACAAATGCATCACCAACTCTAAAATCACCATTCTGGTTAGTAGCAGAATAGAATATCTTACCACCATTGCTTTCTGTAACCTCGTTAGCAGGAACTGCAAGTGATGGGTCGTTAGTAAAGTCAGCACCAGAACCAACGTATGCAAAGTTATGTGCTGTTAATAATATTTTGACACCCGCACCATCAGCAATAGCACCTTTAGTTCCATAGATGTTTGCAGAAGAAATACCACGTAACTCAGCACCAAACTGAGCATAGTCTGCAGTTAATATAGATGTAGCAGAATCACCACCGCTAGAACGAATATCCTTTACCCCTCCACTACTATCTGTAATAGTTGTAGATCCATCAGTTCCATCAAAATGAATAAGAAGAACTGTGTTTAAATCATTTCCAAAAGCACTAGTTGTTGGTGTAAAATTAGCAGTGTATCTTGCAGATGCTTTAGATATACGAACCTCATCTATATGTCCTGCAAAAGCATTTGCAGCAGAGTTATAATCTGAACCAATTGCTACTGGTTTAGTTGTGCCATAGTTATTAGTATCTGTGTAAGTAGAACCTACTTGAGTTCCATCAAGGAATAATTTTGTGCTACCACCACTTCTAGCAACAGCAACGTGATACCATGTGCCAGTTGATAAAGTTCCACCAGTTGCTTGAGATGTATTTCCTACACCAAAATGTAAAGCAGTGCCATTTAAGTATACAGTAGGTGCTGTATCTGTAGCAGATCCAGTTCTAAAATCAAATATGTATTGTGTGCCAGTTACTGAAGTTGGTCTTATAAAACATTCAGCTGCCCAGTTTGTAGTTCCAAATCCAAAATCAGGACTTGTTGGATATGTTAAATTATCAGTTGTTCCGTCTAATTCTAGTGATGCTGTGCCAAATTTCTTTTGTGCTGTATCTAATTTTGCGTCTCCACCAACAACTCCAGTCTTTGCTATTGGGACACCAGTAACAAACTCTCCAGTTCCCTTACCGTTAATAAGAATATATGTTCCATCGTTTGTTGTAACTGTTCCGTAGGCAGTTGCTTTTTTGTAAGTAACGTTACCAGATGTGGTTCCAGATGCTGAGTCTGTTAGTTCAAATGTATTAGTAGCTACGTTTGCAATAGTATAATAATTATCTGTGCCACTACCGCTAATAAAGTCAGAATAAACTACATCACCATTAGACATACCATGGTCATTTCTAGTCACTGTAACAGTTGTGCCACTTCTAGCATATGTTCCAGATTTGAAACTATCCTCTAACTGGTAAATTATCTCTGAACTAGAGAATGTTCCAGATACACCAGATAATTTTAATCTTGTTTGACCAGTACCAGAACGACCTGTTGTTCCTTGAACTCCTTTGATACCTTCATTAGCAAAGTATATGAAAGAATTTAACCACTCAACACGAACACCATTGGTTAGATAAAGACCAACTGAGTTTGGTACAATGAATGTTACCTCATTAAAGAGGATAGCAGCTTCTAAACCAGCTGATGCAAATAGTGCTCCATCTAATTTTGCACCTCTACCCGCATCACCTTGAGCAAATCCATAAGGATCTGATCCAGATGTTACACTACCCTTTGTTAAAACTGTTACTCTTTCAAGGTATGGACTTCTATCTGAATCTAATGAACTAGCACAAACAAAACCATATCCTGTGTCGTTACTACTGTTATAGAAAAAATCTTTGACTGTTAAGTCTGAAATATGAACATCGCCACTAAGAATAAATGCGTTAAGATCGTTTGTTCCAGAGGTAGGAGTTATTTGAGTAGATCTTAAATTTGTACCTTTAACTGTTACTCCATCAGGAACTGTAAGAGGAAATGTTTCTTGGAAAACTCCTGCACCAATAAGAACTGTATCTCCTGATGTAGCTACGCTCAGTGCCTTCTCAATCGTTAGAAATGGTGTATCTTGATGTTTACCATTCGCACCACCACTGCCGAGTGTAGTAACGTTAGAACCAGTTGTTGCGACATAATAGGTCTGACCAGGACCATTTGTAATGTCGGTGGCAAGCATGGACGAAGAAATTGTACCAGTAGAAGGTACTTGGTTAGCAACCTCTACTACGCTAGCTCCATTCCTAACATAGATTTTTCGGTCAGCTATATTTACCGCTACTTCACCGTCTTCTAAATTAGAAGTTGTCGGGACTGTCGCTGCTGTTGTCGATCTCTTTAGCTTGATTCTCGTTGCCATCTAAAGCATTCTCAGATTGTTGGTCATTGTTTATACTATTTAACTGACTTTGTAAATCGGAGATTTGTGCCTCCATCATTACGTTTATCAGTGTCAATTCAGAAATTTTCTTTTGTAATGTAGAAATAACAATTTGTGCGTTCATGTTTTAAAAAGTTCCACCGTCGATTGTGTTTGTCCATACAGGAACGCCTGTAGCAGTTACTGTAAGCACTTGAAATGATTCATTAACATCAGCACCTGTGCCAGGACTTCCCATGTTTGCTGCTGCAGTAACTTGCAAAGCACCAGCTGTGTTACCATAAATGATACCATTTGTGGTAAATGTGCTTGCTCCAGTTCCACCATACTGAACTTCAAGGTCAGTATCTAGTTCTAAATCACCTAATACAACTGTACCTCTATCACCAGTAACACCAAATACAGTGTTGCTATCTGTTGCATTTTCAATAAATGTCCATGCACCAGCTCCGTCAGCACCACCTGTTCGGTCATAACCAAAGAAACCAAATCTATTAGTTCCAGAAGCATTATAGTGGATCTTAACACCACGATCTAATGCATCGTCAGCACCACTTACTGTGACAAGAACAGAACCAGCTGCCATTGTCTGAGATAAGTTATTGCTTAAAGTAACTGCCTTAGTTCCAGTATTGATAGAGTTAATAACTGTACTGTTAGGAATACCAGCTACTGAAGAAGTAACTGCGTCACCAACTTGTAGTTGATCTATAGCATCTACAACTACTACTGCCTGACCACCAGCTGCTTCTGCAGTCAGTGTAACAGGAGTTGTTGGATCTCCTAATTCAATTGTAGGATCATTAACTGACATTGAAGCAGAGTTCACTGTAGTTGTAGTTCCATCAATCTGCAAGTCACCTTTAATAACAACAAGACCACCCGCATCAGTTGTTGGATCGGGGTCAATTATCAATTCTTGAACAGAGTTAATAGTAGATAGTGTATTACCATCTAACTTAAGGTTATCAATCTGAATATCACCAGTTTGCTGTGTGCTACCAGATATATTTGTAGTTCCGTTAAATGTAACTTGGTTTTGGAATGTAGTTGTTGCGTTGACTGTTAGAGAGTCTCCAGATGCTGTTCCGATTGTAGTGTTGTCATCTACATTCAAGTCTTTGATGTATGCAGTTGCAGCAACACCAATACCACCCGCAAAAGTAACACCCGCAGTAGCAACGTTAGAAGCGTCAGTCGTATTTGC